GACTCGATCATGCCCGCGATAGTGAGCGCCGACTTGACGAATTTAACTTTCATAATGAGCGAGAGGGGGCTTTCACCCCCTCCCTTTCGTTAAAAGGAAGCCTTATTTATCAGACCGCGGGAACAGCCAGAGACCCGCCAACGAAGGCATCCGCACGCGGAACGATCACGCCCGCCATGCGAGCCTCGCAGCGGAGCGAAATCAGGTTGTGCTCGAAGTCGGTCGAGTTCTGGGTCGCGATCTCAAGGGTCACGCCCTGACGATCGTAGACCTGAGCAGTCCTGAAGTCGCCCACAAGGTACTGCCCCTTCGTCACAGAAGCGGAGGTCACAACCGGAATGCCCCACGGCGTGCGACCCTCGAAGGAGGCACCCGGAACACCGTAGAGGTAGCTTCCATCAGTGGCCTTCAGACCCTGCAGCACCGCCCAGTCGAGCGGATTGAGCAGGACAGCGGAAGCGCGATAGCCATTGTTTTCAACCGTGGCGATCGAGAGGCGAATCAGGTCGAGCAGGTTGGCGTTGGATCCGCCGAGATCGGCAAGCTTGAAAGCCTGGGAGGTGTAGTTTCCAGTGGCAAAGAGACCGGAGAGGTTCGGAGCAACACCGTCACCGGAAACAAGCTGCTTCTCCACAGCGAGGCGCAGGTAGTACTGCATTTCGCTGTTCAGGAAGGCCATCAGGGCGGGGCTGTCGTCAAACAGCTGCTTCGTCACCTTCGCAACGTGGGCGATCGTCTGGACGTTCGCCTGCACCTTGGTGGTCGTCATGGTCGAAGCGGGCTTCTGGGTGCCTTCAGCCACTCCGGCGGCAGCAGAGGTGAAAGCAGTTTCCTTCACGTACTCGATCACGCCCGAAGAAGTGGGAATGTGGGTGAGCAGGGAGGAAACCGTCAGTTCCTGATGCGGAATCGCGTTAATGCCAGGAATGCGATAAGGAACAGGCTGAGCGACAGCAGTGGTGAGCGGATCAGCTTTTTCAGCAAATTCGACCTCCTTGTTCGCAACGTGGTTCTTGTAAACGTCACTCTTGATGAAGTTTTCGCCCATAGTCATGGTACGGGCGGAAGCATTGCTGCTGAAGGCTTCAGCCTTCTGCTGCAGATCAAGGAGAACGCGGGCCTGACGCACCTGCTCCTCACCGAGCTTAGCACGGGCCTTTTCAGCCTCTTCGCGGGAGGTCTTCTGGGATTTAACTTCCTCGTCAATAGCGGCGAGCTTCTTGTCGACCACGGCGAGGGATTCGATAACCTTGGATTCTTCCATTGTCATTTCCTTTAAGAATTAGCGGTTTTCAGCAGTTGATTGATGACAGCCTGAAGCTGTTCATCTCGAGCGTCAGAATCCCTCTGAGCATCGAACACGGCCCGCACTTTGCTGACAAACGTGAGAGCCTGAGACTTGGAAAATCCTGCATCCCGCAGTAGTTCCTCAATGTCCCGAATAGATTTAATTGAATCGACCACGGAGGAGAAATCCTCCGACTTGACCACAGAGACCCGGGCCTTCGAGTCCGCGGGGAAATTCACCACGGAGATCTCACGAAGCAGGGAAACAGACTTGATCGTTCTCCCCATTCCATCACTCTTCCAGTCGTAGTCAGACTTCTGCAGCCCAATTCCCACAGAAAGCCCGGTAACCGTTCCGGCCTTGAGGGCCTCGTAAACTTCGGCCGCCTTCCCGATAGAGAGCGTGAGCTGCCCCTTGCAGAACAGACCTTTATTCGTCTGCGTCACGGACGTCCACTTTCCAATAGGAACGTCATAGGTTGCATGGTTAAAGAAGATAGGCAGGACGCCGGAGCCTAAGGCCTTCAAGGCCGGTTCGTAGGCATTCTCGAGGATCGTGTCTCCGTAGGAGTCTTCCCCATTGAACACGGATCCATAGCCCTGGAAGCGGCCTGAAGTTCCATCCACACTGAGCTCGGCCTCTTCCAGAGGTACTGCTTTAGTGAAAAGGTCCATTTCTTTTCCTCATTGTTTAATCGGGGCCGTCTGGACAGGCGTCTGCTTAGTCTGACTGGGGTCGCTTTCACCCAGTTTCTCAATCGGAGCGAGGTTGTTCTGCGCGAGGAGCTTGTCCGCATTCTCTTCATCCGAGAGCGGAAGATTCTCCATGGCCCGGGCCTCGTTGCGCGTCATAAACCCGTTCTGGAGAGCCTGCGCATAGGCGTTGTAACGTGTCTGAATGTTCGACCGCTGCAGAGCGTTCATGTTGAATTCGCAGGTCACTTCACCCCGCTGACTGGCGGGAACGAGCTTCATTTCAAGGAGCTTCTCGAGGCTCACAACCAGTGGCTGAATCGTGCTGCGGTAGAAGTATTCCGTGAGGGATTCAATCGCCGTGGCTGAACCTTCGTTGCTGTTCAGAAGCGCACTGGGCACGCCAAACCACCGCCCTATTTCATCCACGGAAAATTTGCGAGAAGAAAGCAGCTCAGCGTCAGCCGCCGTCATCCCTAACTGTTGGAAGCGCATGCTCGCCGGGAGGACGTGCAGGAAGTCCTGTGGCCCGCCGTTAAATGGCTGCAGGTTGGAGAAGCGGTTCTTGATCTCCTCAATCTGCGTCTTCGACAGCTCGGAATCGACCATCATCAAGCCATTTAAGCTCGACCCATTCCCAAACATAGCCGAAGCGTTGACCTGCTGATTTGTGATCTCCGTGGTGGTCGCTCGCATCAGGTCGAGCGGGCTCAATCCCACCAGGCCATTCCCGATTCCCCTCCAGTGGAGAATTTCCTCGGAGCTATAGTCCTTGTATTCACCGTCAAATGAATACTGGTATTTCAGCTTCCCGTCATCATCCAGATAGACGTCCACCTGATCGGCCGCGAGCGTGCGCAGGGAAACAAGATCCCCTACCACGTCACGGTTAATAAGAGCATAGGCATTCCCCCGCAGGAAGCGGTTCATGCCCATGGTCATCCAAAAGTCGAACGCTGTCTGGTTGTAATTAGGATGACTCAGAACCTGAGCGAGCCTGCTGCCGCGATCCTCAATCTTGTCATCGCCATTGCGCGTGTAGACCTTGAGCGACAGACTCGCAATCGTCTTGGAAAGCAGTTCAACCGCGGAAAACACCGCGGATATCTGCATGGCAGCTTCCGGCACAATCGTCCGGGAGCCGGGCACGAGCGACCGTTCGGGGACGCTGGTCTGGTAGCCCGTGGAGTCGCCCGTAGAGCGGCTTCCGAGCCCCAGAAACTGGAAGATTTTGCCGAAAAGCATACGTTAAAGCCCCAAAAACCAGTTAAGGTCGAATTTCTTGGATTCAGTCCTTTCGGCCCGCGCGAGGGCCATGATTGCCGCAACCACGCCGTCAATCTTGCGATCCGGCGTCTCTTTGCGGGGATAAATGTTTTCCTTTGCGTCCGTGTGGCAGACCACGTTGCTCACCATCCATGTCAACACCGGATCCCCGTTGAAATGAATGCGCCCCGCAAGCACGAGAGCCTGAAAGCTCTTCATGGGCTCACTCATGTTCTGCACCGTCTGCCGATATTCGAGCATTGGGACATTTTCCTGGCTCAGCTCGCCCGCAATCTGAGTAGCCTGGAAGGGATCGTAAGCAACTTCAACCACGTTGAACCGCTTGCAGTCCTCAATGATCGTGTCCTTAATCTGCCCGTAATCTGTGACGGGTCCCTCAGTCACGTGGAGGAGGTTCTCGTACTCCCACCCCTGATACTGAGAATTGGCCCCATTTTCCACAGCGTCACGCGGCAGCCAATAATCTCCAAAGAGGTAGTAGTGATCCTCTCCGTTGACGCTCTTCTTGAACACGCGCATCATTGCCGCGATATCGATTTTTGATGCGAGGTCTAGCCCCATGCAGCAGTCCTGCCCCTCGAAGTCGTTGTCGTCAAGGGATGGATCGGCGCACTTCATCCAGGCTTCCATGTTCATCCACGAGAGGTCTGCATTGCACCAGACGTCAAGATGCTTGGTCTTGAAGTTGTTCTCGGCGGAAGGAGTGGCTATGGCTTTAGCCTGGAGGGACTTGATCACCTCGGGGCGGACGCTGACCCCCCAATTGGGATTGGCTTTGGAGAGGGCTTCTTCACTCTTCCAGTCATCGTCCTTGTCAAGCGTGTAGATCACGCCGAAGTAGGAGTCGTCTTCAATCGCCCCGGAAAGGATTTTGGTGACGATTCCTCGCTGCTCGTAACAGATGCCCGCACGGTCAACGCCGGCGGTCGTGATCGAGACCATCAGGGAATTACGCCGCTTGCCCAATGATGTTTCAACAACGTCAAAGACATCACGCTTTTTGTGAGCGTGCAGCTCATCAATGATGGCCAAATGCGTATTCAAACCATCAAGAGTGGATCCTTCAGCGGACTTCGCCTGAAAGTAGCTGTGCGTAGAAGGAACATAGATAGCGTGAGCCTGCACCTGAAGGCCGTAAGCTTCCTTCAGGGCGGCGTTTCCCTGCACCATGGTCTGCGCATCACCGAAAACGATTTTGGCCTGCTCGCGGGTTGTCGCAAAACTGTAGACCTCGGCGCCCGGTTCATGGTCGGCGCACAAACAAAACAGCCCTATGCCTGAAAGCAGGGTTGATTTGCCATTTCCGCGACCCACTTCAATGTAAGCCGAGCGATACCGCCTGTTTCCACCATCACGCCTCTTCCACCCGAAGATGGTTGTGAGGATGAACACCTGCCACGTCTCGAGATGGATGTACCGCCCCGCAAGCTCGCCCTTTGTGTGGGTTAAATGCTCAATGAACCAACAGGGGCGCGCAGCCTCATCCGCATCAAAATAGAAGGGTGAATCCTTATCCTTCCACCGCTCGAGGTCGTTTCTCTGCCTCCTGCACGCTTCCTTCACGAATTCACAGGCAGGTACAGTTCCCCCAAGGACGTTGTCAATATATTGATTGGCAATGTCGAAATAACAGGGCTTATTCATACTTCAAACGGATTCGAATCGTCCTTCTTTTCCTCTCCCGCGGGCGCGCGCGTGCGCGCGATAGGAGTGAAGCCTAATTCTTTCTCAAGGCGCAGCATTGTTGAATCCACCTGCTGCATCATCAGGAACTCAGGTGCGGCCTTGCGATTGCCCTTATCGTCCACTGTGATCAGGCAGTCGCCGTCCGACCTTTCGACCATCTTGGCGAGCTTCCTGTAAAGGGCGTAATTTCGGCACCAGCGCTCGAAAACAGCCACGTCTGTGGCCTTCAGCGACCCCTCAGGGATGTTCGCAAGGACGTTCGTCCACGCGTCCCGAGCGTCTCCTGTAAGCCCTTTGGGCGGCTCGGCAGACAGCCATGGCCTTCCATCCCTGCGAACCGTGGCAGGCACACTCCTCGCGCTCGAATGAACGCCTTTAGCGCGCTTTTCTTCGGCAGAAACTTGTCTTGCGGGCATAAATTCAAGTGAAAATAATCAGATACTGATGTTCGTACGCGAAAAATTGACGGATCAGCACGGTCGCGGGCCTCAGCAGCGAAAAAACAGCCTCCCCCTGGGGGGTGCGGGGCTCGATCCGCTCCCTCGCTAGGCAGAAAATCAGAAAACCCAGGCAGAGGCGCACTATCTATATATATAGAGCAGCGCGCGGCCGCGTCTACCAGTGCGCTAGTCACTCATCTTTCTCCGCGCTGCTCTTTCCCTAGCAGTTTTACGGCTATGGCATTCATGACATAGTGCCTGCCAGTTCGATCTATCCCAAAAAAGTCTCATATCTCTTTGGCCTAAGTTATTCCATGGAATAATGTGGTCAACATCGGTTGCTGCACGCGTTATTCCGCGCCGCAAACATTCAGCGCATAAAGGATTAGCGCGAAGAAATTCTTTTGCTGCGCGCCGCCACTTTCCGGTGTAGCCGCGCGCCGTAGCATTTTCTGTAGTCGCGTGTTTTCCATATCGCTGCGCCCGCAGAGCGTCAACTTTCTTTTGATGCTCCGGGCAGTAATGCGCCGAATAAGCTACAGCTTTACTGCAGCCTGGATAAGAGCAGATATGGAGGAGAGGCATAAGAGAATCCAAGCAAGCTCAAGGGAAAACCAGCCCGGCATAAAAAATAACCCGGTGATCTTGGAATCATCGGGCTTACATTTCTCACGGGTGCAAAAAGGATGGCCATCGGCCACCCCTAAATATGAAACTGGCGTCTTTCGCTTACTGATATTTCATAGTTTACGCCTTATCCTCTTTGAAATCAACAGTTTTATCTCTGGAGTAAAAATCGAGGATGTTCTTGAGCATCACGCTCGCGCGCCGAGTCTCCTCACAAAAACTATGCCTGTTTAATCCCAAAGCCCTTCCCAGCCTTTTTACGCGGGTTCCCGGTCTAAGGTAAAGCACGCACATCATGAGGCGGTATTTTTCTGGATAAAGCGGCGAACAGAGAGCTTTTTCTACCAGTGCAGCGTCGGCAGGGTCTATCGGGTCATAGCTTTTTGAATCATCCTGATAAAAATCCTCCGGTGCTCCTAAGAGAGCAATCAGTTTCGCCAGCATAGGAACATGGACCTTAGGCCTGTCTCTGTAGTATCTGGCCCAGTTAGTGAGCCGGAAATCGAGTTCCTGATCGATCACGCTTGATCTCCTACTTTCCCGGATAAGGAATGACATCGAACACGCCGCCCTGACGTTTAGAGCGCGGATAGGCAACGAAGAGCGCGAAGGGGTACTGGGTGGCAACGCTCTTGCACTTCACTTTTGCGTCGTCGGCGAAGACTCGCGGGCTGCCCTTGACCTCATGCAGCTCCAGTCTCCCATCCGGCAGGAGAACCATGAAGTCCGGCGTGTACCAGCAGGCGCCATCCGCGACTTTTAGTTTTAGGCTTTCGAACCAGAAGTCCGCGATTCTTCCGGCCTGCTTCTCGCCCTCGAGGTACATCGCGTATGCTGACTCGGTTCGGTTAAGCTCTCCCTTCTTCATCCGGCCTTTCGCTCTGAGAGCCGTGAGGCCGTAGTTCTTGTGCTGCGTCTTAAAAAACATCCCTCAGTCCTCCTCCATCTCCACATGTGTATAAAGCTCGAGGACTTTCTTCAGGGTAGCTTTAGCGTCTTGAAGGTCCCGATACTCCTGGAGGTGTGGATACTTTTCGTAAAATTTGTAGTCACCTATGAATTGCCCAAGAGCGTCGATAATCGTCAAGAGATCATCCTGACTCAGCTTTTTTGCCATACCTTCATCCTCTCCCCGTCAAAATGGGACATCCTCGTCAGGGGCAGATGCGGTGTTCCGCGGGATATCTCTCCCCTTCGCCGCAGCGTACTGAGCTGTCGTAGTGGACGCAGCAGGCACCGTTCCCTGAGGCTTTGCCCCCAGCTGCAGGGACTCGCAGATAACCTCTGCCGCGTAACGCTCCACTCCCTGCTTATCGGTGTACTTCCGTGTATGCAGCCGCCCCTCGATATAGACCTCAGAGCCTTTCACGAGATACTGCTGAGCGACTTCCGCCGTTTTCCCAAAAACCACGACGTTATGCCACTCGGTCTCTTCTTTCTTTTCACCATCCCGACCCTTGTAGCGGCGGGTAGTGGCAAGCGCGAGGCGGCAGATTGCCAGCCCCTGCGCGTCGCTCGTCTTGGGGTCTCTCCCCAGGCGACCCAGAAGGGTCACACGATTTACTGATGCCATGCTGTACTCCTATCCTTACCTTTGATACCGTTTCCCGGGGCGAGAAGGCGCCTTCCTGCCCTCTCTTCTCCCTCGCCGCCCTTCTGTACTGAAAATCTCATTTCGAAGCTCCTGGCGCGTTTAAATTAGGGTGAGAGAAAGAGGAAGCCTTTCCCTTCATCGCCGCCTCCCGTACGGCTCTCGCCCGGCAGGCTCTCTCCCGGCACTTCTCCTGCTGTTCGTGGCGCTTGGCTCTTTCCTTCTCCAGCTCCTCGACCGCTCCCGAGAGAGTCTCCGCGATAAATCTGTTTGAAATCATTTCTTCATGCCCTCAAAGCCACTCGTCGCCGCCCGCCACATCCAGAGCGTCCGCCTGATGAGATCTGGTGAGATCTGCCCCGCTCAGATTCTTCGGCATCAGCTCCATCAGCTGGCGCTCAGGAGAAAGGCAGAACTGCCCGCTCGACTTTTCGTACCAAAGCTTCTGCTTCGCTACCGCACCGGTCTTCCGCTGCTTATCGAGGAGCAGTACCGTGTCAGGCGCCTGGTCCCACCCGGCGTTTTTTGTCTTCAGCTCAACCGCTTTCTTTTCCTTCGAAAAATTCCGGAAAACAATCACCACGTTATCGGCAAGATTGCTGATGTCGGCAGACCCTGAGATGGAGTAGCGGTCAGGAAGCTTTTCTTCGTCATGATCAGCGTTCGCTTTTCTGAGATGCGCTACAAGGTGGACGTGGACACCAGTCTCAACCGCGATCCGCTTCAGCTGCTCGGTAATGTGGCGCTGAGTCTGAAAGAGCTGATCGCTCGAGTGCCCGCCCGTCAGCATCATGAGGTTATCAACGAAGACATGCCGGCAGTGTTTGACAGCAGCGGCATAAGCCACTGCGTCAAGGGCATACCCGGGATCGATCGCCCCGCGGTTGCGGTATACCCAAAGAAGCCGCTCACACCAGTCGAAGAACTTCTCCACCTTTCCGGACTCCCCGATGGAGAGACCGCGGCCGTAAGCCATACGAACCATCTGCATCACGGTGTCCTTCGGCGCCATCTCGAAGGAGAGAAGGCACACGGCGCGCTTCTTCATCATCATTGAAAGCGCGACCTGGGACATCAAAGCGCTCTTGCCGGCGCCGTTATTTCCCGCCCACACAGTGAGTTCACCAGGTCTCATCTGAAACCTCGGGATCACAGGACAACTAACCCCGCTGTTCCTAAGAGGATGATCCACCTCTTCCATAAGTTCAGCCTGCATCGTTGCGGCAAGGACGATATCTGGTGATGGGTCCTTCCCTGACCAAAAGCCTTTCACGTCTTCTGGCTTCAGAAGGAAATTACCTGCGTTCATAAACTGCCCCTCCATAATTTCTGATGTATCTCTCTGCCTTGGTATCTCCATGAGCCGCAAAGACGACAATAAGAGGAAGTCCTGAAAAGATTCCTTCTCTGGCTTCCAGCATTCTCTTCATCCCCTCTTCACCGTCGTACATAACGTGTACCATGCGTCCTTTAATGAACCTCTGCCAATCAATGACAGGAAGACGGTCTTGAAGGAGGATGTCTACGACACCTTTTATTCCTAAGGACTCGCTTTTCTCTACGGTTTGGAAATCTGGAGTCTCTGAGTGAAAGAAGACAACGACAGAATCCATTGGTTCAGCATCCATTGCCTGACTGATCAGCATTTCAGATTTCCTCAAATAGACGTTCTTCAGCAGTCAGATGCCTCACTTCCCTTCTTTGTGCTTCTTTCTCTCTCCTTACCCATGTCTGCCAGCTTTGCGTCCAGCCTTTATCTGACCTTCTGGTGGAGGAACCTTTGCCGTTCTCCCAGTAGAACCTGAAGTCAGTAAAGACTTTCTTAGGATCCAAATCAGGGCGTACGGCTTCGATGTATTCCTTCCAAGTATCCGGGATCTCGGAGAGCGAGAAGAGGTGTGTCTGTGCCTCCCGCTTCGCCGCAGGCGAGGGGGGAGGAAACTCTTCCTGATTAACTTCCTTATTAATTCCCTTATTACTTCCTTGTTCGGGGTAAAGTTCTTTACCCCCTCCCCCTAAACTTTTATACGGGGTCCCCCTAAAGTTCTTTACCCCCTCCCCTTCAAGTTCTTTACCGCCTTCAAGTTCTTTACCCCCTTCAAGTTCTTTACCCCCTTCAAGTTCTTTACCCCCTTCAAAGGCGGTTATTTTGTCGAGGTGTATAGAGAAGAAGCGTTTAGCCCCGGGGGACTGGCTCTGAGAGATGTATCCAAGATCGGTAAGCCTCTTAAGCGCTTTTCGCACTACGAGAGGAGAGCGCCTAGCAAGACGAGAAATCGTCTCCGTAGACGGGAAGCAATCCCACGTCTGCTCGTTCAAGCAGTGGGCAAG